AACCCGGTGCCAATGCCGTGAAACTTCATATTCTCTAGCTCGACCAAGTTCTGGAAGGCGTCGACAATGAAGCCACAGCCGTTGTCGGTCACGACCCGCATCGACGCCAGCCCGTAGTCCACGATGGAGCCGTCCGCGCACAGCTTGCGCAGATACAGCGACCCGTAGTGGGTCGGGATGCCGAGCTTGCGCGCCGTCAGAGCCCGCCACAGCCCGCGCCACAGGTTGGGCAGGTTCTTCTTGCGCCACACGTTCACTTCGTCCGGCAGGCCCGACTGCGGGAACCCGAAGTGAACGATTTCCGCGAAGCTCAGCTCGCGCTGCAGCTCGGCAGGCGGTGGCGGGCCCTCGGCCCAGATGTGCTGATGGCGACCATCGGCTCGGATGATTTCGAGACCGAGCGAGCCCGATGGGCCGACTTGCCCTCCGAAGTCAAGACCCATCGGGTGCCTCCTCCTGAGCCCCCGCGTCTACGCGCACCCACAGGCGTGAACCATCGAACCCGGCACCGACGACGCCCTTAAACGTGCTCAGAGCTTCATCCAGCGCCTTGCCCGAGGGCTGCACGGCCTCGGTTGCTTCGTAGACCGCGGTGGTCTCGTCCAATGCAACGCGAACGAACTCCATCGGTCCCCCTAGTGTCCGTAGACGCTGACGGTGGGCGTGCCGGACACGACCTCAATCCACACGCCAATGACCGCGACGCCGCCGTGATTGAACGGCCCGTCCTTACCAGCCCCGGCCAACCGGCTGGAGCCCAGAATCGTCCCCGACACGGAACCGTCGCGGATTTGAGCCTCAGCCGCCGCTCCCGCGTCCACGCTGAATCCGTGGTAGCAGTTGAGCGTGCGGCCGTTGTCGGTAGCCAGCCCGTCCGTCGTCCTAGAAACGACGCCAACCGGCGAAGTGCAACCCATGCCGCCTCCTAGGCCGAAGTGACGATTTTCCAAGCAGGCGACGCCTTGGTGCCAGCGCCGCTGTTGACGTACAGCTTGCCGTTCGTGGTGTCGATGTAGATGGAACCCTTACCCATCAACCCCGCGCCGGTCACAGCATCCGTGGGGACTCCGGCTCCGGCCATGACGCCGACGTCCGAACCAGCCGCCAAGAACACGGGCCCCGTGAAGTGGGTCTCTGCCATCCCTTCTCCTCCTCACATCGTTAGCCACGGCACGGGTCGGGACGCCCGGGGAGGCCCCGACCCGACCGTGACTGCCCAGGGGCCTCCCTGGGCTGCCCGCTTACTGGACCGACTTCACCGCACCCCGGAAGTCCATGACGGCACCGCCGTAGATGTGGCGAATCTTGTAGGTCAGGATGTCCGAATCGAACATCGAGCCCACGTTCGGCATGTCCTGCGTGAACAGCTCCGGCTCCTCACCGTTGAAGAAGCCGACCTCGATGATGGGACAGTCGGCCTTGTCACAGGTCGCAACCCAGTCCGTCGAGTCGGTCCAATACTTCACCGTGTGAGGAACGATGGACAGCTGCCGCGTGTAGTTGGCGTCGTTGTCGGCCGTCCCAGGGCGAAGGACCGACTGCGTCAACTCGTACGCCAGCTGCTCCAGCTCGATGGGCACGAACAGGTGCTTGATGTCCAGCCCGAGCTGCTCGTTGGTGCTCATGTCCGTCTGCTCGAACAGCACGACGCGAGCCGACGTGATGGACGCCTGCGACAGGGCCGTGGCGAGCAGGTTCGCGCCGTGGGTGGCGTGGAACCAGGCGACCGCGTCGTAGATGGCAGCGTTCGTCCGCATGAAGTCGAAGACGAACTTGTACAGCGTCCGCGCAGCGGCTCGGGCGAGACGGGCCGGAATACGCCGAATGGCACCAACGTCGTCGTTGGCGATTGCCTCCAGCGTGATTTTCTCGATGCCGCCTCGCTTCGTCGCTGCGTACGTCGCCTCCTCGTCACCCGGCGTCGTCAGGTCGACGTACGCCGCCGCCTGCGCAACCGCAGGCAAGTCGCCGTAACCGCCGAACCGCATGCGACGCTGGGTCCTGAAGTCGTTCACCGGCACGACATCGACCACGTCGCGCCAGTCGCTCAGCTCGCTGGCCGCGTACTCGCGCAGCATCACTCGCGTGATGGAGTCGCCGAGGATTTCGGTCCAGGACGTGCTGAGCAGCTCGCCAGCCTCTGCGAGCTTCATCTTGATGGTGCCGCCCTCGTTCACGCTCTCGAAGAGCGGAACGTCCACGAGGCCGTTGTTGCGCCGCGAGATGCCGAGCTTGCCCGACTCCCGGGTGGGAAGGTCACCGGTCACGGCCTGGTCGCCCGTGAGGTCGATGTACGCTTCCCGGAAGGAGCGGTAGCGCTGCACCTTGTGGCCGTCCAGCTCGAGGTCGGCCTCCGCGAAGAACCCCGTCAGCGCCACGAGCGCCTTGTCCTTCGCCTCGGTTCCGACACCGACCGACCGCTGCTCGCCCGTGGACGAGCCGAGGCCGTTGGCCCTCTCGATTTCGGCCCACGTGGAGACCTCGTCGCGGATGGCCTCGGTCAGGTCCTCCGCCTTGAAGGCCTGGCCCGCGAACCGTCGCTCGATGCGCTTCTGCACCGGCTCGGGGAGCTTGGTCTCCGCCAGCTCGGTCCGAACCACGAAGCGCGACAGAGCGGCCGGAACGAGGTCCGGGTCCACCGCCTCGGCCACAGGAGCCGGAGCAGCGGGAGCGCCGCCAGCCGCCGGGTCTGCCGCCGGAGGGGCCGCGGGTTCCCTCGTCGCTTCCTGCAGCGACTCGGTCAGCTCGGGGGCCTCTGCCACCACGAGCGCCACGACCTCTTCGACGGAGTAACCCAGCGACTCGGCCACCCCCTGGAGAAGCTTCGGGATGTCAGCGTTGGCCTCCCGCAGCTTCTCGATGAGCTTTTGGAGCATCGGCTCCTCCTCCTTCCCTTCTGCGGCCACGAGCCGCACCAGTCCACCGCCTGCCGCCGGGTCGAACACGAGGTCCACGGAGGACACTCGTGTAATCGACTCGACGCTCTGCACTTGCACGCCCGCCTCGGTGACGGTGCGCCCTTCCCCCTCTGCCACAATCGACAGCCCAACGAAGTCGTGCTTGCCTCGGTTCCACGCCTCCAGGAGCTTCGACCGCAGACCTTCGTCAACCAGGTGCAACGTGGCCCTCAGGGCGCGCCTTTCGAAGCGAACGCCCTCAATCCAACCAACCGCGTTGAGCACCGACTTGTTATCGCCGGACACGTGTTCCTGGTCCGACCGCGCCAACACCCGCGCCCCCTCGAACAGGCCTATGGCGCCTTGCAGCACCGCCTCCGAGTAGCGCCGCCCATTCTTGGACAGCCCCGCTCGAATGACGATGACTTCCCATTTGCTGCCATCCGGGGTCCCGTCGGCCTCCACAACCGGGCCGAGGAAGGCCCCGTCCCCCTCGCGCAGCGACTCCTCGATAGCCTCGGCTTCGCGCCACGACTCGGGCAGCTGGTCCGTCAACCCCAACGCTCGTGCCCGCTTGATGATGTGACGCTTAGCCGCCGCCGAGTCCGACGCCCGCCCCACCGCGGAGATGGCGTTGGACAAGTCGCTGGCGTTGCGGATGGGAAAGCTGCCATCTGGCATGGCTGCACCGGAGCGGACCAGCTCCCGCCGCTGGTCGGCCGTAAAGGTCGCCTCGTCCAACCAGTAGTCGCCCTCGGCCTCTGTCAGTTTCAGCTTGCGCCTGCCCATCTAGCCTCCGTGGTCGAACAGGGTTCGGGATTCGGGTCCTTCCGTCTCCCGCGGCATCTGCAGCACTTCAGTCGGCACGATGAGCACCGCACGACGAACCGCGATGGTGACGATGTCGCCGTACCGAATGCCGCGGATGGGCGTATCGGGATTGAAGCCGTGGCGCTCCAACGTGGCCCGGATTTGGGCTTCAGTCAGAGCATTTCGCCACGTCACGCGTCTTCGCTGTCCTCATCGGGCTCGGCCGCGTCGTCCTCTTGGAGCCGCTCCACCAGCTCGGCCTTGTTGCCGGAGTGAGGAAGCTCACGCGCCTCCAGCTCCGCCGACAGCTCCTCGTTGGTCCACTCCTCGTAGGGGCGTTCGGCGTCGTCGGCGGCTGTGCCCTCCAGTGCGGGCAAGTCTTCCTGCGGCTCATCCGTCGCCGGGGCGGGCTCGTTGGCCGGTCGCGGCTCCAAATCTTGCTCGCCGGGACCGGGCCCCATCAGAACTGTGATGTCGTCGCCGTCGAACTCGACCTTGTTGCCGAACGAGGTCACGGCGATGGTGGTGCCCTCGGGCGTCTCGCGCACCAGCAGCAAGTCCGAATCCTCGACCTCGCGGTCGAAGAAGTCGGCCAGCCGAGATGCAACGTCCTCGCGAGACACCAGCTTGCTGTCGGTCATGTGCTGCTCCTCCTCCCTGTCGGCAGGGCGGTAACGGAGCTAGCCGGTTGCACCGGCTGAGGCTCCTGGTCGGCGGGCTCCTTCACTTCGGGGTCCGATTCCTCAGACGGCTTGAAATCGACGCCCATCTGCGCCAGAGCAGCAGCCATGGCTCGACGGCTCGTGTCCTTACCGAACCAGTCATTTGCCTCAGCTGCCGCAAGCCCGGCTGCGAGTTGGGTCATGAGCTGTCCGGCCCGGAATGTGTCGCGTGGCGAGATTTCCGGTGCGTGCAGACGCACGGTCTGCCAGGCGGGCACTTTCAGTTCCTCGCCGTCGATGGTGACCGGCTGGCCCTCGTCGTCTAGGGCCACGACGCGGCCCCCCTTGTCGGCCGCGATACGACCCGATGCGACCGACTTCTCCACCACCAGCCGCAGGATTCGCCGCAGACACGCCACAAAGTAGGCTTGACGCCGCCCCAGCTTGCGTACGGTTGGGGCTCCCATCTCTTGGGCGGTGGCGCGGTTCACGTCCGCCGAGGAGGACAGCCAGTGCTTGGGGTAGCCCGCGCTGGCTGCAATGTGCGCCAGCTGCACGTCGGCTTCCTCCGACGCCTCGAAGCTGCCCAGCGTGGGTGCCACGGCCGACCACTCGACTTGCTCGTTATGCACCCGCACCGAGCCGGACCGGGGAGGCTTGGACGCGTAACGCCTTGCCCACTCCTCCGCACCCTTCTGGTCGGTCCCCTTGACCAGCACATCCCAGATGAACGACCGCGCCAGCCGTGCCCGCTCCACCATCTCCCAAAGCATTTGGTCGTAGGCGTCAATCCAGTCGGCCACGTGCAGCAGGTCCGGCCAGCCCCGCGTCGAGTTGCTCACGCTGTTGACGTGGAAGAAGAAGACCTCGCCCTGCAGCGTGCCGTCGCCGCGGTCACGGATGATGGGAATCGAGCGCTCTTCCCCGCGCACCTTGACCACGACTTGGTCGTGCACCAACGGGTTAGAGGTCAGCGTCTCGATGCGCAGCACTTGCCCCGAGTCGATATAGCCGAGTTGCACCACACCGGACACTTCGCCTATCAGGGCCTCCGGCAACAGCTCGCCGTACAGGCCCAGCTCGAGCGCGAAGTCGTGCTGCCGCAGCTCCAGGTTGTTGACATCGTCGTTCCAGAACTCGTCAACGACCTCGCGCACTTCCTGGTTCGTGCAGCTGAACGTGATGCCGTCCCCCACGATGAAGTCGGGACCAAGTTCCGTCAGCCGGTGGCCTAGCGCGTTTTGCTGGTACAGCGAGAACGAGATGTCCTGTGCCCGCGTGTGAGTGAACGCCGGGAAGTCGCGACGCTTCTCGTTCATGGAGCGCCACAGGTGCTCGTCCGGGTCGACGCCTACGGCCGCCTCGCGCAGAGCCTGGGCAGCCGCCTCCTGCGCGACCTCGGTGAGCATGGTACCGGCGAATCGCCGGACGAAGCGCTCTCTCAGCGACACACGCCCCCCTAGAAGTGAATGTGCGTTGTGCTAGCAATCAGAATGCCGACGAGGATGCCCACGATGAAGATTAGCCACCCGTTCATCTACGCCTCCTCACCCGCTCGCGTATCGTTTCGGGCTCCGCCGTTCCCACGTCCGCGGCGTTGCCGCCCCTGGTCAGCCGGGCCACTACATCGTACGACTCGGCGAAGAAGAAGTGGTCGGCCGGTCGCACGCTCACGTACCGAGCTACTTGCTCCCCCCGTAGCGTCGGCTGCAGGATGCGAATCGGTGCCGTGACCTGAAGTACGTACTCGGGCACCAGGTGGCGCGGCAGCAATCGGGTCTGCGCCCGGAACTCCGCCACGCACTTGTCCATCGCCCATGTACGGCGCGGCAGAACGAGATTCCGACTCTCATCGATTTCCAACTCTCGCCGCTGGTCCTCGCCCGCCCACTTGCATAGCATTACCCGGCCCGGGAATCGCGCCGAGAACTCGCGGGCGCTGCGTTCCTCCGGCTGCCAGTCGATGACGCCGAAGTTGACGTTGTAGCGCGTCCACAGGTTTGCCAACTCCTCGAAGCTGGGAACCGTGCCGACGTACAGAGGGGCCGCGCGCCCGGACCCCATGGAACGGGAAATCCGCACATGCAGCTGTTTACCGACGTCAACGCCAGCCGTGACCCAGTCCGAGCCCGAGTAGGCGTCCGGCGGCTGGTAATCGCGCTGGCACGCTCTGACTTCGTCCGGTGAAAGCGACCCGCCCCGCGGCGAGTAGGGCTCCCCCAAATCGAAGTTGTAGTGCGCCTGCAGCGTGTCTTCGTCCGAGCTGTCGTGGTCCACAATCAGCTCGCGCATGTTCTGGTCCGGCACGATGAGCTTGCTGATGTGGTAGCCGCGGTGCCCGATTCCCGGGTGCTCCGCCACCCACCGGCCGGACCCGATGGCCTCCCGCGGTAGCGGCTTGGAGCACTTGCCGCACACGCGCAGGGCCTTCTTCAGGTTGACGAAGTGGGGGCGGTGGTCGCCCTCGTCGTACTCGATGGGGACTTCGTGCCGACACGCGGGACAGCGGATGAGCCACCGGCGCATGTCGCTGCTCAGAAACAGCTTGTGGATGCCGAACTCCGGCAGGCTCGGGTTGCTGAACTGCCGCGTCAGTTTGAGTGACTTCGGCGAGCCTAGGCGCTTGCGGTACTTCGGGATGTTGCGCTGGTCCAGCCGGTCGTATTCGTCCAGCACCAGGATATCGGCCGGGATGGACAGCGCCTTCTTCTCACTGACCGAGCCCCGGAAGTAAATCCACGCGTTGCCGATTCGCTTTAGGCCCTTGTTGTCGGTGCCCTCCGCGAACGCTTTCGATAGGTGGCGGTCGGCCTCGATTACTGGCGAAACTCGCGAGTCCGAGAAGTCGTAGGCGTCCTGTGCTCCGGGCAGCACGTACAACACGTTGGCACCCAGCACGTCGCCAGCCCAAAGCGTCATCGAGACCGCAATGGCCGAGATGCCGCACTGGCCCGACTTCATCACCGAGACCTCGGGCAAGTCCTCGCTGCCGAATGCGTCGTGCAGCTCGACTTGGAACGGGAACGCATCGAAGTCTAGCTGCTCGCCCTCTTCCAGGTGGAACGCCTGCGCCCAAGTGAACAGGTCGGGCCGCTCGCGCAGCAGCTTGGTGACGAGCGCCCAGTAACCGCGGTCGAGTTCAGCCCGACTTAGCCGAACGGATTGGGCGGACGCTCGCAATGCGGGCGATGTCGCGCTCAATCTGCTCCTCGCTGTATTGGTGCACGTCGACTTCGTGCTTCTCTCGGCCGGTGTGCTCGCCCAGCTCCAGGCGATATTTATCGAGCAGGATGCCGAACGCGACGGCGTACTCGCGCACCCCAGACGGCGTCGGCCGGTCGTACACCAAATCGACCACGGTGCCGTCCGGCAAGGCTTTCTTGTCCGTATGCTTCGAGTCCATGCGGCTCAGCACATCGGCCGCCTTGTCCAGGATGCGCAGGCGCAGCTCTTCGCGCAGCTTCTCGGCCCGGATGCGGGCGGCCTCACTGGCCGCTGCGTTGATGCCGTTTAGCTCGCACCGCACGCCTCGCTCGTGGGCCCAGCGGCGGATGGTGCTCTCGCTGATGCCCGTCTGGCGGTGGGCCTCGTTGGAACCGCCGATGCGGAAGATTTCGACGGCGGCAGCCCTGTCGGCCTCGGAGTAGGACCCGCTCACGCCGCCGCCATCCTTACCAGCTTGCGGCGCTCTCGCTCGCTCATTCCGCCCCAGACTCCGTAGCGCTCCTGGTGCTGCATCGCGACGTTCAGACACTCGATGCGAACCGGGCAGTCCCTGCAGACCTCCTTGGCGAGCCGCGAGCTTCCGCCCTTGGTCGGATAAAAGATTGCCGGGTCCACCCCGGGGGCGGCGCACGCCGCCTGGTCTTTCCACATCTCGGCGACTCACCCCCAGACTGGCGCACTGTAGCACAGAGCTTGGTCTCCCGTCAAGCGCCTGCCTCAAGGTATTGACAGAACGCTTAGGGTGTGGTAGAATTTTGGTATGGACACGACAGGACAGGAGCGGAAGATGGAGACCAAGGTGCACTCGGGTTGTCAGGAGAGCGTCAGCGGCCGCCGAAGCCAGTACGACCGGCTCGTCAGCCACCGATGCCCCCGAGCGGCCACCACAGTCGTCTCGAACGGCATCGTTCGCAAGAGCGTCTGCACCCAGCACGCCAAGACCTACAGCCAGGCACTGGGCTGGAGCCACGAGGAGGCCACCCGATGATTGGCGACGAAATCGGCACCGGCGTTTTCCAGGGCGCGGACTCGCGACCCATCAGCATCGAGGCTGGAATCGGCCCCTTGCAGAACCGGTTCATGGACGCCAGCGAGCGCTACGCCGCCGACGCCACTGAGGCTTCCCTAGACGGCTACGACAGCGTCGAGGATTGGTTCGAGACGACAAGCGAGTCCTTCCGCAAGGCCAAGCTTCCGGTGCCGGAGCGCCCGGGCTGGATGCGGGCCGACGATTGGGACCTGGACGGACTCGTGGCGCTCGCGGACCAGCTGGGCCGCAAGCTGGAGCCGCAGGACGTGACCCCGGGCCTGCG